CTGATGCTGAATTAGCTGAAGACGACTATGAGGAGTTTGGAATCTTCTGTGGAAACCAGCTTTTTGCGAGGAGTGTTATTTCACCGACTCATACGAAATCGGTTGGGGAAGATACAAGTGTAGAATATATTATTAACTTAAATAACAACTAAATATGAGTAGAAAAACCGCACAAGTTTCAGGAGGAGATACAGGAACAGCTCCCCAGTATAACTTTTTAAGAGACGAAGCCAGAGCATCGTCTTGGCTTTTAGCTTATGGCACAAGTACTATCAAGGTTATGATAAACGCCGGCCTTGCCTATTTCGGGGGGGATAAAGTTGAATTTGCCGGAGGATATTCGCCCTTAATGACCGAACCAACAGCGAGTTCAAGGATTGATGTAATCAGTATGACTTCTGCTGGCGAGATAGCAGTAACCGCAGGAACAGAAGCAGATACACCAGTAGCACCGACTTACCCAGAGGCAAACATACCTATCTGTGAGGTCTATCACAAAGCAGGAGAAGTGGAGATAACTGATGAGGAAGAAGATGGAGAGGGGTATATCAATAAGGATTTGAGGACATTTGTCCGCCGTAAGTTTGCTTTTACTATTGTAAGTGATAATTTACAAAAATCTTTAGACGCAGTGCAAGCAACAGGCGAAAATGCCTATACTTTATTGAAATCTTACCAAATACCACACACAGGTTTTGCAAGAGTTAAATTTGACATTAAGACCGGGGATGGTGGTTATGCAAGTCACGGTAGAATATATTTAAATGCTGTTGCTTTTGGGACAGATCGGTCAACGAATAGTATGGCTTATGTGACAAAATCTGAGGACTTATTTTTCCATGCTGGGGATATTGTTTCTTTATATGCCTACATAGATCCAGGTGCGTTTAATGTTTTTGTTCGGAATTTCAGGTTTTATTGGGATATTGAAGGCACACCTGACATAGATTGATTTAAATGTGCTAGTGATACTACTGTCCAAGATTCATAATAATTAATTCACGTGAATCCTACGGAGCCCTTTATCTCAGATTAGCTTAGTGGTCAAGGATGGAGGGTTCCGTAGGGATATTAAATGTCAAGTAAAAAAATTACTCAATTAACTGAATTAGAAACTTCCGCCGATGATGACTTGATAGCGATAGTAGATATTTCAGAGACAGATATAACTAAGCAGACTAAAAAACAGACAAAAGTAAACTTGCTAAAAGAAGTTGTTTCTTTGATTGGTGGAGAAAACCACTGGGACGATGACGGTTCTGACTTAACACCTCACGCTGAAAGAGGGATAGATTTAGGTTCAGGTTCTTTAACAACAACAGGCACAATAACAGGAGATACAATAGCAGTAGGGACGGCTTATACTTTCCCAACGGTAGACGGAACGATTAATCAAGTAATAAAAACAGACGGTTCAGGTGTTCTATCTTGGACTACTCCTGCTGGAGGCGGAGATGTTTCAAAAGTAGGAACTCCAGTAGATAATCAGATAGGAGTATGGACTGGAGACGGAACTCTTGAAGGAGAAGCTAAAGTTACTTTTGACGGAACTGCTTTTAATGTTGATGGGAATATCACAACTACGGGAAGCGTTGATGGGATTGATGTTAATGGAATGTCGGGGTTTGTAATTTTAAACTCAGGACATAGAAATGATATTACAGGAGCAGACCATAGTTCTTTAGTAACAGCTGTTGGATTAAACACAGCTAAGGATACAAACATAGCCCACCCATTAGTAGAGGAAGCAGTGCCATCGGGTGCTGTATTTACTGATACTCAATTAGTTGAAGCAGATATAACTACTATGGGATTTACTAAAGATGTAGAAGTTGATTGGACAGTTACCCAAGCTCCTGCTGTAATTCATGCAACAAACTACACAGACACAGGAGATACAACAGCTCACGCTTCTTTTTCACAATTAGATTATGCAAGTGCAGGACATACAGGATTCGCTCCTGCCTTGGGTGCAGACGACAACTATGTAACAGATACGGAAAAAGCAGCATTACACCCTGCTGTAACAATAGGGACAGGGAATGGACTTTCATTATCAACTCAGGCGTTAAGTTTAGCAGCTGCTGATACTGACACGACTGGAGCATTAACGGATACTGATTGGGATACTTTTAATGAGAAGCAGGACGCTATGGGAGAAGATGATAATTATGTAACAGACGCTGAGAAAACCAATATAGGTAATTTAGATACAGCTGCTTATGAACCGATAGCAACCTTTGCTGCTGCATTAGGAGAAGATGACAATTATGTAACCGATACAGATATAACTCTTTTAGGTAATACTTCAGGGGCTAACACAGGTGACCAAGACCTATCAGCATTGGCGTTAAAAGCAATAACTATATCAACAACAGCTCCATTATCAGGAGGAGGAAATTTATCGGCTGACAGAACATTAACAATACCAGCGGCAACCAGTATTGCGAATGGTTATCTAAGTTCCGCTAATTGGACTACTTTCAATAATAAATTAAGCAATATAAACAGCGAGTCCATAGACGAATTAAGTGATGCCGATACTACAACAGACGCACCAGCAACGAACGAGGTATTAAAATGGAACGGAGCTAATTGGGTTCCAGCTGCCTATAATTATACATTTGCTTTTTCTATCGCCTCTTTTACAGATAATGAAGCTACTACGCAACTAATAGGTTCTGGTGAGTGGGAAGCTACTGGTGCAATAACCTTTGATATGACATATAGTAACGGACCCCCGACAGCAGGTGTAGTAAAGCTATCAAGTAACGGTGGTGTATCTTGGGGGAGTGATTTAACCTTAACCTCTCCGTATTTAACTAAAGATTCTGCCGAAGGAACAGATTATCCAAATGCTAAAGACCAGTATGTTAGGTTTCAACTTGATGTTGATAAGGGTGCAGAAAACGATACTCAATATGAAACAGCTATTTACTTTAGAAATCATATTAGATGGGGAATTTCAACCAAAGGTAGTGGATTTACCGAAGCCGATGTAGAAGGATTATCTGGTAGTGCTATTAGTAATGACCATACAAGAAGTGTGGCTCTTACTCCAGGTGCTAATGATTATTTGGTGTTTGCTTTTCCGTCTACCTATACATCAATACCCGACGGTGATGATTACGAAGATGATGGAACTTCTGGATTTAAATTTAATAATATTGCTTGTGCCTTTCAATCTCCAGAAACAGTATCAATAACTAACTCCGCAGGATATACAGAAAACTATAAAGTTTATGCTTCTTATCAAAAGAATCTAGGAAGCCATACTTTAGCAACATCTACAGCCGCAACACAGATAAATCCGCTTTATTATGGGACAACTGAAAAAGAAGATACATTTTTAGAAGCTGATATAGAAGGATTAGGAACTAATGAGATAACTAATGATAATACTCAAGCTTGGGATGCTGTTACTACAGGAGTAGGAGAATATATGTTATTTGCCTTCCCCAAACGATTAGGAGATGTAGCGTTCTGGGTAGGAGGATTTGAAGGAGGATTTGAATCATTAGAAACAGTATCGGTGACCAACGCTAATGGTTGGACCGAAGATTATTACGCTTGGCGTTCAACAAATAGTAATCTTGGGGAAACATTAGTAGAAACCAAATGAGTATAGAATTAATATCAAAAATATCTCCCAAAAATGATGGATTTACAGGAATGGTAGATGCTGACCAGATATTGGGCGGAGGTGCTTTTGGAACATTACCAGACGTTTGCTTGGCTGCTTCTAATATAACCCAGCATCAAGCTTCTATTACTGGATTAGGAACGATTGCGAGTGGAACTTGGAGTGCCGATTCTATTGCTGATAATAAGATAGTTTCTGCTTTAACGGGCAAGACATATAACGGATTAACACTAACATCAGTAGTAACAGGATTTACCATAGCAGGAGGAACTACACCCAAAACCCTAACATTAGACGACGACTTTGTAGTATCTACCCAATTATCAGCCATAGGGGCTAATACTGGAAAAGATACCAATGTTTCAACTAATCTATCTGAAGGCACAAGCACAGAAACTACAGTAGATGTTAATTCAAGTGATGGAAGTAATGCGACTTTGGTATCAGCGTCTACAATAAGAGCAGGACTTTTAACAAAAGCAAAATGGGATGAGATAGTAGCAAATAGTTTAAAAGATACTGATGTAGACCATAATGTTTCAACTACTTTAGAGGTTGGCACAAATAATACAACAGAATTATCAATTACTTCTGATGGTGGAGCTGATGATATTACTCTACCAGTAGCAACCACTGCCGTTACTGGCGTGATAAATAGCGCGATGTTTGACGCTTTACATGCCGCTGGAACAGACCCAAACGACCACGCTCAAAATGCAGACACCGCTTTAGGGGCTCAGACAGAAAACCTAGATATGAATACCCATAAGATTATAGGAGTCACAGACCCGACAGCCAATCAAGAAGCAGCCACTAAAAAATATGTGGATGATAACGCTGGAGGAGCAGCAACGGGAACGATAATGGCTTGGGGAGGAGCAGACGCTTCTCCACCGACAGGATATTTAGAGTGCGACGGTGCGGCAGTATCAAGAAGCACTTATATTGCTTTATATGGGATAGTAGGAACGATGTTTGGAGTAGGAAACGGAACAACTACATTTAATCTTCCTAATTTACAAGCTAAATTTCCAAGAGGTTCGGTTAATGGAGTAAATCCAGGTGGAACAGGAGGAGCAACTTGTCATGCACATGGTATCGGCCATTGCCATACATTAGCAGGAGTATTTACTGACGATAGTTGTTATAATTGTATTTGGGGGCAAGGAACTGATGTGCTTCATGAGGCAAGTTGTAGAACAGGCACGAATCTTAACTTGATTGCCAATCGTGATATATGTAAGGTACATAGACATACTTTTAGTTCTTGGGCAAGTACAGGTCTTAGTAGTATCGGCAATACAACACCGTGTTCAAATATTCCACCTTATCAAGATGTTATATGGATAATAAAAACTTAGAAGATATAATTTGGCTATTTAATTGTTCTAAATCCAGCCGAGGGATAATAAGATTAAATCTAGACGAAGGAGCATACTTATTTAAAATAGCCAAAACAATAAAGGGAAAGATATTGGAAATCGGCAGATTTGAAGGAGGAAGCACATTGCTTTTGGCATTTGCCACAACAGGAGAGGTTGAAAGTATAGATATAAATCCCAAGAACGATGAGTTTGTAAAAGTAATAATGAAAAACTTTGGGATTAAAAATATTAAATTAATTATAAATGACGTCAATAAGGTAGAGCTTAAAAAGGAATATGATATGATTTTTGTAGATGGCGACCATACCTATGAAGGAATTAAAAGGGATTATAAACATTTATTCCCAGCCCTGAAAATAGGAGGACATTTGCTATTTCACGATTACTCCCCTTCCCAGCCAGATGTTATGAAGTTTTTAGATGAGCTTTCAGAAAACGAGAAAAGAATTAAAGAGATTAAAAAAGTAAGTTCATTAGCCCATTATATAAAAGTTTTATGAAAGAAACCGACCAATTTTATTTAATAGAAAAGTTAAAAAGCGGACAAGGGATTTCAGATGAGCCGTTTAGTGTTCCTTTAACTATACTAATACAAACATACAACGATGCGGAAACCATAACTGTTTGCCTTAAAAGATTACAGAAACAAAATATAATCCCCAATATAATTATCTTTGATACGGGGAGCGATGACGGAACGATTGAGTTAATAGAAACCCAGATTAAGAACGATATTTATTATCCTTCCCAGATAAAACTAATTAAAGAAAAAGTAAAAATGAGCAAGACGGAAAAGAAAGGATATGTCAGGCATAAAATAGCCGATATAGTAGGAACAAAATATATAATGTTTTTAACAGCGACAGTCTTAATACCGCCATTTTCCATACCTTTGCTATTAGAGGAGTTAGAAACAGACCCAAAATTGGCGATGATAGGAATAAAATACGAGCCGAATATTCCCCACGTTCAAATGGGGGCAACCATAATGAGAACAGAAATAGCCAAAGACATAGAGTGGCTAAAAGCCCTTCAATGCGGTTGTAGAAATGCCCGAGACCAAATAATAGCCCAAGGATTAAAGGTCAAACACCATAATAAATTAACAGCCATACACTTATTATATGGAAATTAAAATTATAATACCAACGGCAAAAGTAACCGACTTTAGAGATGCTATGTTAGCCCACTGGCCTAAAAGAGATGATAGTAAAACAGACGCCCAATGGATAGAGGAACAAATAAAAAAAATGATAAGAAGTAAGTATAAAAGAGGATTACAATTATTAGCTGAAGATGACGCTTCAGATATAGTTCAATGATTTTAGGAGTAATACCAGCCAGATACGCCTCAACCAGATTTCCAGGCAAACCCTTGGCTCTAATAAAAGGAAAGCCAATGATTAAGTGGGTTTATGACGCAGCTAAAAACTGTCCTGATTTAGATGAGGTAATAGTAGCCACAGACGACAAGAGAATAGCCGATGTTGTTGGCAGGGCAGAAATGACAGGAGAACACGAAACAGGAACTGACAGGATAGCAGAAGTAGCCCGAAGACACCCAGCCGACATAGTAGTAAATATACAAGGAGATAAACCGTTTATCAGACCAGAGGATTTAAGCAAGCTAATCAGAGAGTTTCATTCAGATATGGGAGTTATGATACACCCCCTAAAAGAAGGATTTGAGGACTACAGCGTAGTTAAGGCAGTGATAGACCTAAAAGGATACTTATTATACGCCTCAAGATACCCCATACCTTACAAGCAGAACGAAGGAATAACATATCAATCTGGAGGAATATATATATTTACGGGCGACTTCCTCCAAACATTTACAAAATTAAAACCAACCCCCTTACAACAAACAGAAAGTTTAGAACAATTAAGGGCATTGGAACACGGTTATAAAATACAAACAATATATATAGACAAGGAAACTTTCGGAGTAGATACTCCTGAAGACCTTGAAAAAGCAAATGGATACAAAAAAAAAGAAGGAAGAGGTCCAAAAGAAGTTTGACGAAGTAACCCAACAAATAACCCAACTTTCCCAATTAAGAGAACAATTAAAAGGTCAATATTCTTTATTAGAAGAACAGGAGAAAGAAGGAAAAGAAAAGAAAAAAGAAGAACCTAAAAAATAATGTCAAATAATATACTGCAATTAGGAACTGTTGGAATTTTATTTGCTTTTGCTATCCGTGAATTCTTTTTATATCTCAAGGCAAAAAAGAACGGAAATGGAAAAACAGACAGCAAACAAGATATTAAGTTAGCTGTTATAGAAGAAAAGGTTAGGGCAATAGAAGAAAATCATCTCCCGCATATAAACAAACGATTGGAAAGAATAGAAGAAAAAATAGATATTTTAATTAAGAAGTAGTTCTTTAGAAAGGAGGCTCACAATGAACCATGTCAAAAGGATACTTTATAATGAAGTCCCCAAAACCAACGAAGAAATAGACCATCTCTATGATATAATAGAAATGGTAGTCAATCATATTGACAAGGGACTTCACTTCAGGTTTGTTATTGAAGAGCTGGAAATGGACGAAGATACCTTAGGACGGTCATAGTTCCGACCTCCTCCACAATGGGATTGAGCTGGCGATAACATCAATAGCTCAATCCCCACATTTATATGATTAAACCAAAAATAAATACACCAAAGTGGATTGTAATCATTTTTGTGGAGCACCATCAATAGGATAATCACCATTATAATAATGATAAGCAGGATGACAGGATTTACAATAGGTAATTAGGTTTTTCATCCGATTGTCAGTTTTATCTCCATTAATATGATGGACACAAGCCATATTTTTGCCAGAAACATCTTTTCCACATTTTTGACAGGTGAAATTGTCTCTTTCAAGCACATTAAACCTCATTCCTCCAAATCTTTTTCTATTGTTTAATTCAATTTGATTCTCCCGTGTTCTTTTACGACATAATTCAAGATTTCTTAAGCGATAATTTCTCTGGTTTTCTCTCACTTGTTTTAAATGTTTTTTTTGCCAAATAGTTTGATTGATGTTGGGGATATTTTTACACTTATTACAAAGTTTTTGCCAAGAGATATTTGAAGTGAATTCTTTTTTACATAAAATACATCGTTTAATTGGAAATTTTCTTTGAAGAAGCTTGTATCCCCTTGCTATATGAAGACCATACAAAGAACGGCAATCATCACAAAAGTGTTTATTGTTTCGAGCATTAAATTGTTTTTTACACATTAAACAATACTTAACCATATTAACTAATTATACACATATGAAAAATAAAGTCAATAGGGTTCGTTGGGCGATATTGCATCATTCAGCTGTTAGAATATCGGTCCAACCAAATCAATTTTGGCCTATCAATAATTACCATAAAGAAAAATGGCATTTTAAGTCCTCATTAAGTTTATATGGAGGGTATCATTTTTTAATAGAAGCAGATGGAAAAGTTAAGCAATATCGGGCAGTATCAGAAGAAGCAGCTCACTGTATAGGTATGAACAGAAAATCAATAGGTATCTGTATAGCAGGGAACTTTAGCAAAGAATACCCCACCTCTGCCCAGAAAACGGCTCTAAAGGGGCTTCTGGTGGGTTTGATGAACAAATATAGTATACCTGCCGACCATATTGTCCCCCATAGACACTTTTCTAACACACAATGTTTTGGCACGAATTTAAAAGATAATTTCGCCCAAGATTTAATAACAAAAGACGCTTCTGATAATGTAAAGATAATGCTTCTAAAAAAACAGATTAGTATTATGAGTCAGCTTCTAAAAGTTTATACAAAACTATTATCTTTATTTAAAGTCGGCAGGAGCGATTAAGAACAAAAATATTATGTTAAAAGGATATAAAACAAAAATCATTATAGTAGCTACAATACTTTATGCGATTGCTGGATTGATTATCGGAAAGATGGATGCTAATACTGGCATAGCTATGATACTGGCAGCAGTTGGAGCTTATGGTGTTTACGACAAAATTGAACGAAGTACTAAATAACTGGGGATAAATAGCTTGACATTGTTTTTTAATATGGGACAATAAAGTAAGAGGTGATATCTTATGGATGACCCATATAATAAAAGAATCTGGATTTATTTAATTCTGATGGCGATAGTGTTTTTGGTAATGTGTTTTGTGATTGGTTATGTAATAGGCTTTTTATCTATTAAACAAAACCCAACTGAAATCTCCTTTGTATATATTCAAGGAAACTCAGTAAAAGCTCCAAGAATCCCTTATATACCAAAGTTTCAAGTATTAGGAACGGTTGTTAATGAAACTCTTTATAAGATAATCAAGTGTGAGTCGGGATTTGACCCTAATGCCAAGAACCCAAATAGTTCAGCAAAAGGACTGGGGCAGATTATAAACTCTACTTTGGAGTTATGTGAAAAGGGACTCGACAGAGAATTAGATGCTTATAACCCAAAAGATAATCTGGATTGCTGTGAATATCTTTATCAATTAAACGGAACTAAGGATTGGAAAAGTTCGGAGGAATGTTGGCAATAAAAGGTCGCTAAAAACCAATAAATAAATAATATGTTATATAATCAATTAGAAGACGAAACTCCTGAAACTGAAGCACCAGTTGATACTCCTAAGGGAGGAGATGAAGAAAAAACAGAAGAAAAAACAGAGGAAACTACCGAAGATACTGAAGAATAGGGGTATGTCGTAGGTCTACGTGCCTACCCCCGACGAGCCTGTTCGTACTTATAAACCTGTTAAGGGAATATAGAATACGGCAGGCTGGTCTTAATACTGCGTGTTGACTATCTTATAAGATTGTCTGTCCCGAGATTATAGGACAACTACAACATTGCGAGATAATCTTATACCAGTTATCTCATAAGTCCTTAAAAAGGCACAGGACGGCTGGCGGGAAACATAGGCGAGGTATAACGCCTCCCCGCCTGATAATAAAGTTATTAACAGAGTGAGGACATTTGACATAGTATCTTAAAGGTATATAATTAAACAATAAGTAAACAATACTATGGATATAATAATAAAAACTAACGACACAGAAAAAGCGGGCTTCCTAATTTGTCGTTAGTTGCCCGCTTTTTTTATAAGACAAAATTATGGAAGAAGAAAAACTACATATAAAAGACGACAGTGGGGATAAAGATTGTTTTACAATAATTCCAAACTATATTCTTAATAATTCAACCGCCATAGACCAAGCACTTTATCTACAACTAAAAAGATTAGCAGGAGATGGCAAGAGAAATTACTGCTATCCTTCTTATAGTTACTTAATTAAGCAATTACATTTAAGAAGAGAAACAATTAAGAAATCATTAAAATATCTTATAAAACATAAATGGATAGATAGTTTAGGAAAAAGGCAAGTTATGACGGCTGGTGGTTATCAATGGGTTAGTGCCTATCAAATAAACAACATTTGGGCTATGAATACAGAGTTTTACAAAGGGGCTTCCCAAATAGACCCCCCTACCAAGGGGCTTCCCAAATCGTCCAAGGGGCTTCCCAAATCGTCCAAGGGGCTTCCCGTTATACCGTGTAATAAAGAACGTATAAAGAACGTAAGAAGAACAACATCTTCTTTTAAAAAGAAACCTTATTATAATGACTTAGAAATGAGAAAGTCGAAGGGAAAATGGTGGGTCTTGCCAAAAGACGGAAGCCAGTGGCTTGAGTTCGCCTTAAAAGAAAAAGATATTACTTGGAAATAAATTGTGCCGCCGAAAATTAAATATATAATATATATGAATAAAGAATTAATAAAAACAGAAGATTGGTATCAAGGATTAATAGAAGATTGTCAGGCACTTATGGTTGAGGGGATATGGAATTATAGATTAACTTTAATTAAAACTTATCACTTATTAGGAAAAAGGATTTTAGAAGAAAATGATAATTTTAAACGCTCTGATATTTATGGAGAAAGATTGTGTCACACTGTGTCACAATCTTTAGGACAAAGTAAAAGAACAATTTGGAGAGCAATTCAATTTGCTAAAAAATATCCAAAATTAGATAAACTATTAGAAGGCAAAAACATTTCTTGGAATAAAATATGTAATCTATATCTGCCCGAACCCAAAAAAGAAAAAATAGAACTGCCAGAGGGAAAATATAGTGTTTTACTGGCAGACCCGCCTTGGACTTATAAAAATACAGGAGTAGAAGGAGCGGTTGATAAGGAATATCCGACAATGACGATTGAAGAACTTTCGGGAATGCTAATAAAAGATTTAACAACGGAAAACGCTGTTTTGTTTCTCTGGATCACTAATCCTATTTTAGAAGAAGGTTTTGAAGTAATTAAAAATTGGGGTTTTTCTTACAAAACTAATATGGTTTATGTTAAAAAAGGGGGAAAACCTGGTATAGGATTTTATGTTCGTGGTTGCCACGAACTTTTATTAATCTGTATAAAAGGATCTTTTTTACCTCTAAGTAAAGAATATGTTTCATCGGTGATTGAAGCAAATAGATTGCCTCATTCTCAAAAACCAGAGATTGTTTATGAGATTATAGAAAAACTCTATCCAAATCAAAAATATTTAGAGCTCTTTGCCAGAAACAATAAAAAAAGAAAAGGGTGGAAATACTGGGGAGATCAAGCGAATACTTGACTTAATCCATAATATAAAATACAATGAAAGTATGAGTGGGATAAATAAAAGAAAAGCAGTTGGAACAACGAAAAAGTTATGGAGGAAGATTTCTGAAAAAGAGATTGAGGGTTTTAGATTTTATGCCAAAAAAGGATATTCATTAAGGGATATTGGTAAAATGTTTAATAGGGGGCATCATATTGTTTCTTATCATCTTTTGCCCGAAGAAAAAAAAGAATTATTACGAGACAAAAGAAGAAAACAAAGAATATCTAAAAAGATAAGTGATGCTCAAACTATAAATTTTGATCCTTATAAGAAATTATTAAGAAAAAAATTATTAAGTTGTGTTATGCAGGCAAGAACAAGGGCGGAAAGAAAAAAAATACCGATAGATATTGATATTAGTTATCTTGTAGAATTATTTAAAAAACAAAAAGGAATTTGTGCTTTGACTAAAATTCCTATGGATATAAATAAAAGAAAAGAATTTAGAACTAATCCTTTTAGTCCCAGTGTGGATAGAATAGATAGTAAAAAAGGATATACAAAAGACAATATAAGATTAACGATTTGGGCAATCAATTGGGCTCTTGGAGAATGGGGAGAAGATATGTATAGGAAAATTAGTAAAGCTTATCGGGACAATCACTATGAAAGTAAGAAAAATAGAAATTTTATATACAGAAAATAAAGAGTGGGTTAAAGTTTTGTTTGATAACGATGAAGTTTGGATACCTTCGTTTGATGAACTTGGGAAAATAATTTTCTTAATAGGGCAATGTGAAGATAATAAATATCCGAATGGTAAGGGGTTAGATTTAGTGAGAGAGTTTCTGGAAGAAGTAATTTTAACAGGGATAACTTATGAGGAATTTTGTAAAAACAAAGGTATTTCAACAAGAAAATAAAATAAAATAAAACTAAAAATAATCAATTAAAACTATGAAAGAAATCCACCTAAAATATATAAAACAAGGTAAGTGTTCTATCTGTAAAGAACCTGATTCTTTATACTTGGTATCTTATAAAGGAAAAAAGGTCGGAATTTGCTCGCTATGTTTAGAGGGATATTTTTTAAGAGAGTATCCTAATTTAACGGAACGGGAATCCGGCAAAAACTTAATTTTAGAAATATGAATTTCCCAAAAGAAATAAAAATTGGTGGAATAAAATATAAAGTAAGCTTCCCTATGATAGTTAAAAATGGATATAGAGTTATCAATAAACATCAATTTGAGGGTTTAAGGGCAAAATAGCTGAAAAACATAGGGTCTAATTGGCTTTTTAAGAGGTTTAAAATTAAAAGTTGAGTTATTGGTCGGCTACTATTGACAAACATTTACAAATAGATTATTATAGAAGAATGGCATTATCAAAATATCAAAAACAAAAGAATATGGAATTAAAGAAGAAGGCCTTAAAACTTTATAAGCAAGGATTAACTACTCGGGAGGTTGGCGCTATTCTTAAAAGAAGTCGGCAATGGGTTTGGAATGCTGTTGACGAATTGACAGGGGTTGACAGAACTTCCTGATTTGCTATACTGATAATAGACCTGTGGAAAACTATGAAAAAAATAAAATGTAGCAAATGTAATAATACAGCTATCGGGCAAGTCAAAGAGAATGGCGCTTGGATTAAAGTATGCGCCAAACACGCCAAAGGATATTTTATAACTTATCCTCTCGGCATAGATTATAATAAAGGTCGCAAATAAAATAAGAACTAAAATAAAATGAAAAGTTTAAAAGTAATGTCTATTATAGGAATAGTGATATCATCTCTTGGTCTTATAGGTTCGGTTATTTTACTAACTGAATCAGACCCAGACGCTATTATAGCAATAGCAGTTTACGGATATTTCCTTTCCTATTCTATATTCGCAATAAAGGTAGCCAAGTAATATGAAATACACAGAAAAGAAAATAATAAAAAAGTATTGTAATGAGCCGATAGATTTGGGCGAAGTATGGGAAACAAAGGATAAGGATAAAATAGATGAATTTATAAGAAAGGGACAAGAAAAAATGGCGGCAAAGGGATTAAAACACCATACCCTTGAATGGTCTGAAGGAACTTGTAAATTGGTAAGACAATTAAAGGAGAAAGGCCGAAGCATTATAAACCAAATAAAATAAAGTTATGAGTGAAACATCAAAAAGACCATACGATTTTATTATAAATAGTGGAGGTATAGAAGAGATAGCAAAGGTTAAGGTGGTGGTGGATGAAGGATTTGATTTAGAGTTTTTAGAGAGGTTTATCAAATTTCTAAAAATAGAAACTGGGAAATATAACTTAAAGGTCGGCAAAAAATTAAGAACTAAATAACATGGATAAAACAATAAAAGATTTAACCCCCTCTATGTTTAAAGACCTTATCAAAAAGGGGCTAATGACTAAAGAAGAAGCAGGTCAAGCTGTAATGGAATGGAAAGTCAGAAACCAGATATACGAAACAACCGGAGAAACTATTAAAGATATGGGATTAGAGGAAGAATTAGAAGATAATTTAGAGGAACAGGACGCCAAAGGAATGGACGAATGGGAACGAAGCCGAGAAGATATGATGGAAGATTTAAGCCGGGCAGAAGATTCTGACCCAAGCGAAGATTACAAAAACAATTAAAAACTGGTGATACTTGGAGGGGGAAGGAAGTTAGCTTCAGCAGTTCTTTCTTCCTCCGAGAAATAATTATGGAAAAAACAAAAAATACACTTCAAACAAAAAAAGTTTATGAAATAGACAAACCACTTCAAATGGTGAAGATGGCAAATCTATTAAAAGACCATATAGTAAAGAATAATCTTTATGCAAACATCGCAGGAAAGAATTATGTAATGGTAGAGGGATGGCAATTTGCAGGTGGCCTTATGGGATTATTCCCAAGAATAGTAAAAGTGGAAAGTCTAGGAACAAACAAATGGATGGCTCAAGCAGAAATAGTAGCGGTCAAAACAAAAGAGGTAATGGCCAGTGGATATGCTATTTGCTCAAAAGAAGAATCAAAGAAAAAAACATTTGACGAATATGCTATTTTATCAATGGCGCAAACAAGAGCGATAGGAAAGGCCTACCGGAATTTAATCGGCTGGGTGATCAAAATGACTGGCTATGAAAGCACTCCAGCAGAGGAAATGAAAAAGGGAAATGAACCCATAGAAGGAGTAAAGAAAGACCAAGTCAAAAACATAATGGCAGTAGAACCCGAAAAGGAAAAGATAAAAAAGCTTGCAAAGGAGATGGGGATAGATACCGTCAAACAAATAGAGAAGGAAACAGAGATAACGATTGATTGGAAAAATCTAACAAAAGTGCAGGCAAGCAGAATCTATGCTGAATTATTAAATCATCAAGTAAAATAATATGTTGAAGGAATATAAATTATATGGCGAAGAATCAATTATAAGATTTGATGATGAAAGACATAGATTCTATGGCCAGGAAGGAGAATCGCTAATCTCTGTCACCGGGATTACAGGAGTAGTGGATAAGAGCGGTCCATTAATGTATTGGGCAATAAACCTAATGAGAGATTATTTAATCCCAAGAGTTAATGGAGGAATAACAGAAGAAGATGTTTTAGAAGCAAGCAAGCAACACAGGATATTCAAGAAGAAGGCAGCAGACATTGGAACACAGATCCACGAATGGGTATCTAATTGGATATTAGGCAAAAAGCCAAAAATGCCTGATGACGAAAAAGTAGTTAATGGAATCACCGCATTCTTAAAATTCCAAAAGGAACATAAAATAAAATGGTTAGAAAGCGAGAAAATAGTTTATTCAAGAAAATACCATTACGCCGGAATCCTAGATGCAATAGGAAAGATAGGAAAAGAATTAATACTGATAGATTTCAAGAGTAGTAACGGGATCTACGATGAAATGCGATTTCAAGTAGCAGCATATCAAATTGCTTATGAGGAAGAAACAAAGAAGAATATTGATAAGAGAATAATCGCAAGGTTCGGAAAAGAAACAGGAGAATTCGAAGCAATAGAATTAGACAACGATGAAGCAGACAAAAAAGCATTTCTGGCCTGCCTTCAATTAAAAAATAGGTTAAAAGAATTAAAATGATATTACAAATTGAAACAATAATAAAGAAAGTATCCACTTTAGTTGATGGCGGACTTAAGATAGAAGTTCTAACACAGGAATTAAAGCCCGAAGATACCACAAAACTATTCCAGCTTAAAGGAAAGTCTGGCTTTGCCGTATTTAAGCCCGCCAGAATAACAGAAGAAGATATAATAAAGCTACCGGAGGAAATCCGAGAGTTCAAGTCGGACAAAACCCCAAGCCAAAGATTACGAGCAGTTATCTACCTAAACTGGAAACAGACCAGTCAGAAAGAAACCTTTGACACTTATTACAGGAAACAGGTAAATTATTTTATAGAGAAATATAAAGAAAAATTATAAATAAGAGATATGAATAAAGAGATAAAAGAAGACCTGGGAACAGAAATTAGAGAATGGTGTTTTTCTTATAAAAATCATTGTCCGCCTTGGTCTTCCATTTTAGGATTTATAGTAAGAGATAGAAAAGCCCAAAAACAAGAATTAAGAGAGAAGATAGAGAGATTAAATGTTGGAACATTGGGAGGTTCAATAATAATCCCAAGAAAAGATATTAACCAATTATTAAAATAGATAATGAAACGCATAGGTAGGGTAGGACGCAGAAATATATCAGCAAATCGTAAGTTAAAGAAAGAGTATCAGAGGCGAGGCATAACAAGATGCGAAATTTGTGGAAGCGGTTGGGGACTTTCATTCCACCACCGCCACCATAGATTATATTATTACACCCACGAAGGATTAGGAGAGTTTTCAGAAACTATTTTAGTTTGCCAACCCTGCCATGATAAAATTGAGGGAGATAAATTAAGTGATTATTATTTTAAGAAATTAAGATGAATAAATAATGAAAATTAAAGCAACTGAGTCCCAAATACAGCGAGGAATTTTGGACTACCTGAAAATGCGAGGTATTTTATCTTGGAGAAACAACTCTTTAGCAGTTCCTGTAATAGATAAATATAATCGTAGGCATTATATACGCACGGGTATGAAAGGAGCATCTGATATTGTTGGAGTATTTACCATTATGAGTGTTGGTGTTATAATGTGTATAGAAGTTAAATCCCAAAAGGGAGTAATTTCTCTTGCTCAAAAATCGTTTTTAAAAACAATCAGAAGAAGAGGAGGAATAGCGTTTGTGGCTCGTTCCATAGAAGATGTAGAAAAAGAGCTTGATAAATATGCTAAAAACCTGTCCAGTTTGCCATAAAGTATTTAAAACCTCTCATAAAAGACAGGTTCTTTGTAGTTTAGAATGTAGAAGAACGAAAACTATATGTGATAATTGTGGCAAGGAGTTTTATAGAAGAAAATCCCATATTTTAAAAAGAAAACATCATTTTTGCAGTAGAGAATGTATGGCTGTATATTATAAGAAAGAGTTATGTGGGAATAATAATCCCCATTGGAGGGGTGGGAAGATTGAGAAAAGGTGTAAAGAATGCGGGAATATATTTTATGCTATAATTGCTAATAAAAACCAAAAGTTTTGTTCTATCAAATGTTTAAGATTGTGGCAAATCAAAAATAAAAAGATAAAGCCGATAAAGAAAAAAAGAGTTTTCCGAGAGTATTATTGTAAAAATTGTGGAGTTAAGTTGAACGGTAAGAGAAAGTATTGCGAGAAGTGTTATAATTTGTACTATAGGGCTAAAAGAGTAATAGTTTTTTGTAAAAATTGTGGAATGAGATTAGAAAGAAGGTCTTTTCCATCTCGCCCGGTTCCATCTCTCTTTTGTGATAAAAAGTGCTATTCTGAATATGTTAGAAAAGAAAAGTTGTTCGTTGGAGAAAATAATTCTAATTGGAAAGGAGGGATAAAACCATTAGCTCTTTTAGTAAGGGATAGTTCTAAAAACAAAAAACTAATTAAAAAAATATTAGTCCGAGATAGTTATACTTGTCAGATATGTGGGCAAAAAGGCGGTGATTTAGAAGTTGACCACATTAAAAAATTTGCAGACATTATGAAAGAATTTTTGGGAAAATACCAAGAATTAATTATAGAAAAAGATAAGTATAAATTATTAGAATTAGCACTTCAGTATCAGGATTTTTGGAACGAAAATAATCTACGAGTATTATGTCGGCATTGTAATTGGAATAAAGAGATAACATTTCGCCAAGAAACTCGGACATCTATGTGAGACTGTGAGAAGCGTTGAAGATGTAGAGGAATTATTAGAATATCTTGTAATATAAAGGTCGTTATTAACTAATAAACAAAATTATGGAAAATAAAAAACAAATCTGGAAGAAATGGTGGTTTTGGGTAATTGTTTGTATAGTCATTATTCTTATTATTTCTGGCGGGTATAAGAAGAAAGAAACAATACCAGAAGCGACAATAGATAAAGTTGTAGAAACCACAGAGATAGAAAAAATAGGAACAAAAGAGGTAGAAGAAAAAAAGAAGGAAGAAAAACCAAAGACATTACCAGTAAAAGAATGGAAAAAAGTTATCAAATTGACTGCTAATAATAGCAAGCAATCAGAAACTTTTTATTTATCAGGTGGTCAACAGAAATTATTTTATTCAGTTTCGGGCGATGGTATGTGCTTAATTTATATAATGAAAGAAGGAACAGATTTAATGGAAAATGGTGGAATACCAGTAATTTGGCAAGACGGAAATATAAATGATGAAACTTTAATGAGAAAAAATAAAGGATATTATTACTTAGATTTACAACTTGCTAGTGGAAGTTGTATAGTTGAAATTCAGGAATTCAAGTAAAAACTAAACAATATAAAACTATGTATATATTTATAATTATATGGATATTATCTGGGCTATTCTCAATGGCATTAGCTCAAAGGAAGGAACGAAACTTGCTAACGGCATTTGTTAGCGGAGCTATATTAGGGATATTTAGTTGGATTTATTATCTATGTTGTAAGGAAGGCGGGGCTATTTGTTCTACTTGCCAAAAGAGAATATCAAAGAAGGCCATAGTTTGTCCTTATTGTCAGGCGAAAATAAAAAACTCCGCTCCTCATAATGAGAAAACGGAGTGAAAAGTTAACTTTATACTTTATTATAGATTATGACGATTAACTCTTGACTTTATTACAGTATATTTTATTAGAAGAATATATAAGGGGAGACAATAAGATACCACTCCCCCACCCCGGGGGTGCCACTCTTTTCAAAATTCAATCTTAAAAATTCCAAAATTTTAGTAGGAGGTAGTGGGGGAGTGCATAAAGTAATAAAAAGAGTGGTAGGATATGTCGTCTATTGTATATAAACGCCTCACAGGGCAAGTTAAAGGGGTTTAAGGGCATTCTGATAGCAGGGGAGAAGGAATTATCTTAACAGAAAGTTATTAACAGAGTGAGCCTTGTTTGACAAAGTTGTTTAGATATATTATCATAAAGAAAGATGATAAGGTTTGTAAAAAAACAAGCAAGTTTTTATTTTAAGCTCTCTTGGAGATAGGAGGGTTTTTATTTTTAAAATGGAAGAGACTACAAAGCAAGTTCCTAACCCAACAGGAAAAGGAGGATTTGGAGAACATCCAGAGAATAGAAGCGATGGTAGATGGGATAAGAGAAACTCTTTTAGCTATTGGATGAATTATTTTAAAGCAATGACAGTGAAAGAATTCACGGATTATAAGAATACAAATCCGGAGGACAAAAGAACAGTTGCCGAAACATTGGCTTATACGAGGGTATTTAAGGCGAGAGAAGAATTAAGAGAATTTGAGGTTGTGGCAAATAGAACAGAAGGAATGCCAAAACAAAGTTTAGATTTAGGATTAGATGAATCAATAGAAAAGGTGGCAATAGAAATAATTAAATCAAAAAATGAGGAAAGTAAACCTTCAAGCGACAGTGGTGTTCCAGAAGATTTGGGAACAGTATCAGAAGAAGGAAAAGAGAATAATAATAGCAGAGGGGGGATCGGGGAGCAGCAAGACGGTGTCTCTGGCTCAACTGATGGCGATGATAATGCTAAAGGAAAAGAACAAGCAGATAACGATAGCAAGGAAATACCTGCCAGCCTTGAAAGCTACAGCGATGAGGGATTTTCTAAATATACTGAAGGGCCTGGGAGTATATAAAGAGGACTACCATAATAAATCAGACCATACTTATAAGTGGCCACGAACAGGAACAGAGATTGACTTTATATCGGTGGATATGCCGACAAAGGTAAGAAGCCGGAGAAGGGACTATTTATGGCTTAATGAGGCGAATGAATTTGGGCTTGAAGATTGGCGACAGTTATCAATGCGAACATCAAACCAGATATTTCTTGATTACAATCCAAGCCACCAGTTCCATTGGATATATGACCAGTTAGAACCGAGAAAAGATTGCTTGATTATCAGAAGTAACTACAAAGACAACCCCTTTCTTAACAGTGAGATAGTCAAAGAGATAGAAGGATATAAGGGAGTAGATGAGAACTACTGGAGGATTTATGGATTAGGATTAAGAGGTGTTGCTCAGACATTGATATTTACCCACTGGCAGTATTGCGATGAGCTTCCAGAGAATCCTGATAGATTGGCCTATGGGATTGACTTTGCCTTCAACAAGCCAACAGCCATAACGAAAGTGGTCGAGAAAGACGATGATTACTATTGGGACGAGATACTTTACCAGAGCCACCTGACAGACCCCGAGCTTATCGGCAGAATGAAAGAGAAGGGGATTGACGAGTATGACGAGATATACCCCGACCCGGAAGACCCGAAGACGATAGAGGAGCTGAGGAATGCAGGGTTCAACATGGTGGATGCAGACAATAGCGTGCTGCCAGGATTCAAGTTCATCAAGAGCAAGAAGCTGTTTATTACAAAGCGTTCAGTCAATCTTGTCAAGGAGTTGAGGAACTACATGTGGAAGACGAAGGATGGCAAGCCGACAGAACCAGAACAGCCTATTAAAGAGAACGACCACTTAATTGACGCAGGAAGATATGCCACTTATAGTATGGGTAAGTCAGAAGGATATGGAATAGATTTTATTTAATATGAGTAGACCTAAGGGATATAATTATGAAGGGATTTGTGAACGATGTGGGAAGAAATATATTAAAGCATATAGACGACCACACCAAAGATTTTGCGGTAGTGCCAAAATGAGGACTGGATGTAGTTATGCGAACCAACTCACACTTTCTAAGAAATGGGCTAAGAAAAATCCAGATAAGAGCAGAAATTTTCAAAATGATTGTTATCATAGAAAACATCCAAATGCCGGGATAAGAGGAGCATATAAAATTAAATGTCAAAATTAGAATTAGTATTACAATTAATAAAGATAGCAATAATGCTAACAGTATTGGCTTTCTTCGTGGCCTATTGTCTTTATTTAATATGAGAACGACACTTATTATTCTTTCTGTATTATTGATAATTTATTCTGCTTTATTTAGAGTAGCGATTGCTCAAAATGTCATAGTAATGGCAATATTCTTATCGTTTGCTTTTTTCTATGCTTTTAGTTCGGGAGTACATTGCGCTGGAAAGCCAACAGCTAAGAAACAAAGAATTGGAGTAAGGTGAGGAAAGATATGGGCAATATTGAAACAAACATTTTTAATCAACATATTTAAAACTAAGCCAATGAATTGAACTTAAACATATTTAAAAGAACAAAGGACTATTTAGGACTTAAAAGGGCATATTGGGTGTCGGGCTTTAAGTCCTTTTTCTTTAGTGAAAATACTTATCAACCTACAAACAGAGACTATTTAGATTCCTATGAAAACTCTCATTTGGTTTTTACTTGTTGTAAAAAGATAGGAGAAGCAGTAGCGAATGTGAAAAGACAGCTTTACAGTATCAAAGGTAGTTATGGCAATGAGATTATTAAGGAAGAGAAAGACCACACAGTACTTGACCTTTTAGCCAAGCCAAATAAGTTTATGACCGGGTTTGAGTTGTTTAAAGGAATCTCTATTGATTTGGATTTGCTAGGCAACTCCTATATCTTAAAAGCTAAGAACGATGGAGGAAAGACTTTAGAGCTGTGGCCATTAAGACCAGATTGGGTAAAAATACTTCCGAGCGATGAAGAGATAATTGGGGGGTATGAATATAGAGTCCCGGGAGGAGAAGTTAAAACATATGAATTTGACGAAGTTATTCACATTAAAGAAGTAAACCCTAAGAGTTCTTTTTATGGATTACCAACTGTCAAGCCAGCTTTAGAAGTAATTAGGAGTTTGGTTTATGCTATAAGGTGGAATATGAACTTCTTCTATAACTCGGCAAGGCCAGACTTTGTTATATTTACTGAAAACAGAATGCAAGCACAAGATAAGAAAGAGTTTAAGAAAATGTGGCAGTCAGAGTTTGGCGGGCTTGAGAAGTCGCATAGGTTTGGCCTTCTTCACGGCAAGGATGCAAGGATTGAGAAGCTGACTCAGACTATGAGAGATATGGAGTTTAGCAAGCTGACAGAGATATCTACTACCCAGATATTAGCAGCCTTCGGAGTTCCTAAGTCAATTATAGGAATGATGGGAATGAACAGAGCCGAAGCCGAAGCTCAAATTTATACTTTCTTAAGTGAGACAGTAGAACCGAGATACAAGATGATAAACGAAAAGTTGAATGAGTTCTTGGTTTCGGAGTTCGGTGATAATCTTTATTTGGATTATGTAGATCCTACTCCAGAGAATAGGGATGCTATAATAAAAGAGTATGAAACAGCACTAAAAAATAATTGGCTAGTGATAAATGAGGTTAGAGATAAAGAAGGATTGCCACCATTAGAGGGTGGTTGGGACTTCTATCTACCAGTGGCTTTGATGCCAGCAGGTGGAGTTCCTGAAAGTGAGAGGACTAAGATGTTCACGATTAAAGGAATAAATCCTATAACATATTATAAAGTCAAAAAACAAAAGGAGATGGAGGCGTTGAGGACGAGAGTAATGACAGGTAAGAAGAAGTTAAAGACAACTCTTAAGTTAAAAAAGGATATAATTAAAATATTTGCTGATAGATTGAGAATAATAAAGAAGTTGAGTTTTACTAAGGAAAAGAAACAAGAGATTTGGAACGAACACGATAGGCTTTTAACTGGAGACGAGAAGCCATTTAATGCAATGGTTGTGGGATTGTTTAAGAGTCAGCAAAAGAGAGTAATTGCTGCTTTGGAGAAATCTAAGAAAGCACTGGGGGATATTGATTGGGAAACTGAAAAGACACTATTTGCTAAAATATCACTGCCTCTATTTACATCTATAACCGAGAAGCGAGGTAAGAGAGCTGCCGCACTTGTGGGAAGCACCTTTGAGATGACCGCTGGAGTTAGAAAGTTTATTAACGACAAAACTATGCTCTTCGCTGACCAAGTAAATGAAACTACAAGAAAGACCCTTAAAAAGACATTGGAGATAGGAGTAGGTGAAGGAGAGGGAGTGCCTGATCTTACTAAGAGAGTTAATGATGTTTTTGATAGTAGAACCAAGTGGGAGTCAGAAAGAATAGCTAGAACAGAGGTGTTGGGTTCTTCTAATGGAGCAGAACTTGAGGCCTATAAACAAAGTGAGGTAGTTGAGAAGGTAGAATGGTTAGCGACAATGGATGATAGAGTTCGTCCAGAACATGCCGCCATGAGTGGTCAAGTGGTGGTTAAAGGCAAACCTTTTTCAAATGGGCTATTATATCCTTCAGAAATTAACTGCAGGTGTGCCTTGCTCCCAGTGGTCGGAGATTAAATATAAATAAAAACCAATTTAAATACTAAGAGAATAAATGAATAAACTATTTTTAGGTGCAGAAGTAAAGTCGTTGAAGTCAGGAGAGTTTGAAGTAGTCGCTTCAAATGCTCAGATAGACAGATATGGCGATACTATAAACCCAGAGGGGTGGGTTTTATCTAACTATAAAAAGAACCCAGTAATGCTTTGGTCACATATGTCAGGAGGAGGATTGGGAGAAACTCCTATTCCCCCAGTGGCTAGAGCAACAAAAGTATGGGTTGAGGATGGAAACTTAAAAGCAAAAGGAGTATTTGCACCTACACCATTTGCCCAAGAGCTAAGAACTCTGGTTGAAGATGGATTTTTAAATGCTGTTAGCGTTGGTTTTATGCCATTGGTTGAAGATGAGAAAGGAGCAGTAGAAGTAGAAGAAAAGATGTATCGTAGAGCCAATGAAGATGAGATAGAAAAAGGATATTCTAAAGATGGAACAAAGTTTAAAAAGCAGGAGCTATTAGAGATTTCTTGGGTATCTGTCCCGGCATTACCTACAGCATTAGTATCAGCCAGAAAGATGGGGCTTCAACTGATAACGAAAGAGCTTGAAACAAAGGAGATTGGCAAGCCCTATCCAAATGAGCATAGTTGTAGGTTGTCTGACCCCGATGATTACAAAACCTGTAAAAGAACTAGTAGAACGAGTGATGGGAAGAAATACAGTATTCTTACTTGTCAGAGGAAAGATGATGATACCAAATGGGAAGAGCAGGGATATAGATATGCAAAAGATATTTGGACAGCATCAGAAGCTAAAAAGCATTGCACAGATCATAAAGGAATAAAGTTTGAGCCAGCGAGTGAAAAAGAAAAAACGACTTATGATTGTGAATGTATAGATTGCGGACACAAAATGACATCTGATGAGCATTGTGCTGATATAAAATGCCCTAAATGTGGAGGAGAGATGAGAAGAGCAGAAAGACCAGGGCCAGGAAGAAGCGATGAGAATATAGAAACAAAAGTAGGAAGAGTTATTTCGGAAAAGAACCGAAAGCTCATAAATAATTGTGTAAAACAAATGGGGGAAGCTATTGATGCCCTAAAGGTGTTGCTTACAGCGACAGAGCCTGAGAAAGACATCGCCCCAGAAGTTAAAGGTCGCAGCCATAGTAAGATGAAAGGTGGGATCAATCCCGAACTGCGTCTTATGCTATTGGCAAACAAGGCTGTAGAAAACACTTTGAGAAAATTGAAGGAGAATAAATCTGGCCAAAAGGTTGAGATAAGATATCTCCGAATTGCTTCTAAGGTGGTTGATGCAGCTATTATTAAAGCTAAGGCAAAAACAAAAAAATGAAAAGAAAAATAAGAAAGAAAGACGGAACCATAGTAGAAGTTGAAGCAAGTTATGTTTTAAAGGAAGGGGAGGAAGAAACTCCTGAAAATCCTGAGACTCCGGAGACTCCAGAGGAAGATGCAGAGGCATTGAAAAAGATTGAAAATATTGTTGGAAAGAAGATTGAGGCAGCTCTTAAGGAGATTCACGAGAATCCCGTTAAGAAATCTCTTGTCTTTCATAAGGAGGATCCTACTCTTGAAAGATCAGTAATGGAAACTGATTCTTACTTAAGGTCAAAAAGACCTTTTGTAAAACTTTCTGGAAAGATGATAAGCTTTGTGGAGGATATGAAATCTCTGGCAAGGAATGGAATACCAAAGAGCTTGATAAAAGCTCTGAATGAGGGTTAGTGTTATAGCTCTCAATAAAATCGGTGAATTCGGTGGAACTCCTAAAAAGGACAATACCGAGCCAAGCCCAGAAGGGTATAAGTTTCTGGGAAGGTGTAGAGACTAGAGGGTGAGTCCCAACAATAATCCCTCCACGAGCTCCGATTATCTGTTCATTTAAAACTTCATATACATAGTAAAATTGACTTGACATGCCTTTTTGAAAATACTATAATTAAAGTAATGGATAAACGCAAACTAATAAAAATAGAAAAGAGCAAAAGTAATGCTGGAGGATTTAAGGTTTTGTTTGAATGTCTTGAGTGTGGAAAAAGAAAATGGATTAAAAAGAGTAATTATGATGCTGGTTCTGGAAGTTATTGTTCTTATGAGTGTAGGAATAAGGCACACCAAGTTATATTCAAAGGAAAGAATAATCCCAACTATAAAGGTGGATTAGTAGAAATAACTTGTTCGTTTTGTGGGAAAAAGAAAGAAATTAAGAGGAAAGATGTTAAGAGATATAATTATTGTAGTCGTGATTGTTGGCATAAGGATGAAAGTAAATATAGGGAACGGTATTATATAGAGCATCCAGAAACAAGAAAAAAAGTAGGTAGATTAGGAAAACTTAATGGACGGTATGGAAAACCTTCACTTCACGGAAAAGGTGATTGGTATATTAGAAAAGACAGAACTAAAGTATGGATGCGTTCATCTTACGAGATAAAGTTTGCTGGATGGCTTGATAGAAAAAATCTAAAATGGGAATATGAGCCCAAAAGATTTGAATTAAAAGATAGAACTTATGCCCCTGACTTCTGGATTCAAGATTGGAATAGATGGATAGAGATTAAGGGTTGGTTTCATGATAGACATCAAGAAACAGTAAAACAGTTTAGAGAAATATATTCAAGAGAAACCCTACTTGTTTTGACTAAACCTTTACTTAAAGGTATGTCAATTTTATAGAAGAAAAAATAAAGATAAACTATGTATATGAGGTAGTTAACAAACTACTTTTTTTGTTTGTTAAAACAGATAAAGATATAGTCCGAACTTACGAATAATCGTAAGAAGTGGTAATTAAAAAAGCCACGATAACATAATTGGATGACACCGAAGGAGGATTCCTCGTCCCCGATGAGTTTCAAGCCGAAGTAGTTAGATATGCTACTGAAGCAGCTCTTATCAGACCTCGTGCGAGGATATTCCCGATGACCAGACTTTCAAAAACCCTACCTAAGCTTGACCAATCTTCAGAGAATTTTGGTGGAGCTGATGTTTATTGGGCTGAAGAGAGTGCTTCAAAGACAGAAAGTCAACCAGCTTTCGGTAAAATAGTTTTACAGGCAAAGAAGATGATTGGATTAGTTCCTGCTTCCGATGAAGTACTTGAAGATTCTGCTGTAAACCTCGCAAACTACCTTGTGTCCTTGTTCAGTGAGATTATCGCTTACGAAGAGGACTATAGGTTTATGAGAGGAACAGGAATGGGTCAACCTTTGGGAATAATCAATGCTGCCGGAATAAATGTTGTTACAAGAGATACAAGTGCAAAGATTAAGATTGAAGACATAATTGACATGTATGTTGGACATCCTGCTTGGGCAGACGCTAATGCTGTCTGGTTAACTACTAAGGCAGGTATGGGTCAGTTGATGACTATCGGAAACGAAGGCACATCAGGGATTGCTCTGTTTATGGCCAATCTTAGAGATAAGATTGTTCCAATAGTGCAAGGCAAACCCGTTCTTATGACAGAGAAACTTCCAGCCCTTGGAACCACTGGAGACATTATTCTTGCTGATTTGAATTATTACTACATTGGAGATAAGGGAGGAATAAAAGTTGACTCCTCAATACATGACAGATTTAGATATGATGAGACTGTTATTAGATTTGTAAAGAGAGTAGCAGGCCAGCCAGCGATTGCCTCAGCATTTACCGTTCTAAATAAATAACATGAAAGATTTACTAAATAACTCAACAGTAAAAGAACTATTGGCTGCTAAACAGCAACATGGAGTTCTCGCAGATCTTACTGGAACAGCTGTTGATTTGAAAGGAGAAGGAAGAAAATGCTTATTACTGGTAAGTGTTGGTGCAACATCAACGGCTACTGCTTCAGTTACGGTTCAGGAAAGTGTTGATAATTCTGCTTGGACAACTCTTGGAGATGTTCTTGACATTGAAACTACAGGACTTACAGAAGTTGATTTGACTCCTACAAAGAGATATATCCGGGTAGTAGTTGGTTTGGCTACGACAGAAGCTGGAGAAACCTTTGTTGACATTGGAATTCTTGGAGTTATCTATAACGAAAGATATATTCCTTCTAATGTAAGCTAATATGAGCCATACAAGATATACTCCTGGTGAAAAGCCAGGAAAGGTTGAAGAACCGAAAGAGGAAGTCAAAGAGGAAAAGCCAAAGAAAAGAAAGAAAAGATAAATAAAACTAAGCTCTCCCCTTATTTAATAGCAGATAGGGGGAGATACTAAGCATTATGGGTAAAAAAAACAATCAAAAGTTTAGACAAAAACAGAGAGAACAAGCAAAGCTAAAAGAACAGAAAGCAGGAGCGTTTGAGTTCGTTCAAAAAATAAACTTTATACTGGCAAAGATACGAGAGACAAATGTTGGCATGATGCAGACGAAGCCAAGTACAGACCCAACAAAGAAGTCAATAACAAGAGTTATATTTCCAGATGAGGGAGGAGTGCTTACTTATTTTGATAAGACAGATTCTCCAGCAAAAGGATTCTGCTATGGTGAAACTGTAGAGACAGTTGATGAGGTTAAGAAGACATTGGTGGCTTTTCTAAGAGGGTTTTTTGTTGGATTGAAGCATAGTAGGGTAAAAATGATTCTATTTGTTCTTCTATTCAGGAAGCAATTTATGATATTGTTTGACGAGCTATTGGTTAGACTTGACCAGAGAATGAATAGGGTAAGACAGAAGCCAGAAAGATACTGCACATGCGCAAGAGAGGTTTATAGGGTATTCAATTTAATGATGATTTGGTATCCGATTTGGAAGATTGTAATTAAGCATTTGAGAAACATTATCTGCATGATACTGGAATATGACGATGCTTACAGGTATCCTTTCCAAGATGTGATGCCTGAGTTCAATAGAGATGCTGGCAAAAAGAACATTATAAAAGAACTAAAGAGAGTACTAGATTTTGAAATTAAGTGGGATGGTAGAGGAGTGGCTGAGAAGTTTGAGTGGTTGAAAAAGATATTGTTCCTATTGAACTTTAATAAAAATCTGAAAGAAGCAGTGGGGAGATTTTTCTTAGAGCTTGATTTGGACAGAATAAAGATGGACAAGGATGATATGTTCCATGCCAGATTTAAGTGGGGGTATAATTGGGAACATAGAGATGACTATAATCCAAAAACAAATACCTATGAAAAAAAAGAAGAAAAAAAAGAAGAAAAAGAAATATATAAATAGGATGTTAACAACATGACAGATGAATGTCAGGGAGGAGCTTTTAGTAGAGAAGATAGCTCTTTTAGTAATAAATCAAAAAAGATAAGTAAAAAGGATAGTGTATTCTCCAAGAAGACGAGTCCATTAACCAAAAAGACAAGTCCGTTTTCTAAGAAGACATCTCCTCTTAGCAGAAAGACAGGTTTATTCAGCAAAAAGACATCTCTATTTGATAGAAAAGACAGTTCATTTTCTAAAAAAACAAAGCCTTTTAGTAGAAAGAATACTTTATATAATAAACAAATAATTTGCCCTTTCTTGCTTACAGAAGATGGATGGCCAATAAGAACTGAAGCAAGAGAGAAAATAAGACTATGAGTAGAGAGTATACAGATATTGATAACATAGAGAACTACATGGGTATCGATATTGAGAGTAGTTTTACATCTCAAATCACAATATGGATACAGTGGATGACAGAATACATAGAGAATGAAACAGGCAGGGTTTTTATTGCCGATAGTTCCAATTCAGAAAAGGTTTATGAGGTTGATTTACAAAGGTCGGTTAGTGTGGGAGGGGATTATTCTAGCCCGACAGATCTTGTTGTAGATGAGTTTGTTAATACATCAACAGCAACCATAACTTTAACTATTGATGGCACAGAAGTTAGTAGTAAGAATGTTCTGCTTTATCCTGCTACAGTTGAAGAACTGCCGAAAACAAGAGTAGCCTTAACGAGCGATAGTGGATTGGTATTTACATCAGATGAACAGAACATCAAGGTTGAAGCTAAGTGGGGATATTCTATTGCTGCTCCTGGTGATATTGAGTTTGCTTGTATAGTGTTAGTGGCAGGTATGATAAACAGCTCTTGGAGTTCAGAAGGAGAAATGAGTTCAGTGACTATGGGAAGATATACAATGAGTTTTAAAGACCAAAAGCAATTGGCAGATTTTGAAAGAGTCCAAGAAATATTAAAAATGTATGCTAAGCCAACAATTTAATGCCAATTAGCCAGTTTTTTGATAAAACAGTGGATACCTATCGGCTGGCTGATACTGCCGATACAGATAATCAGGCTTGGGTTGTCAATCTTAATAAAACAGCACAGACTGGGGTTAAATGCAATATCCAGCCATTAGATGATGCCTATGGGGAGGATTTAGAAGGCTCTTATGGGAAAGATTTTGTAATGTTCAGTGAGATTGCTGACATTAAGCAGGGAGAAAAGATAGTAGACGGAAGTGTAGAATATATGGTTCAAGGAGTAGAAATCTATGACTGGCAGGGATTCTCTCATCTTGAGTTACGAATTCGGTTAACAAAATAGTTATATGTTAAAAGGAACACATCATACAGATGAGACAAAAATAAAACTAAGTATAGCTTGTAAGGGTAGGAAATTATCAGAAGAACATAAAAAAAAGATAAGTGAAACTCATAAGAAAGTTGGTGTTGGAAAATGGATGAAAGGAAGAAAATTATCAGAGGAAACAAGAAAAAAGATGAGTAGAATACGAAAGGGTAGAGAAGTACTATGGGGGACAAAAATAAGTAAATCTTTAAAAGGAAAACCAAGTGGAATGCTGGGAAAACATCATTCGTTAGAAACAAGAAATAAAATAAGTGGAAGAAATAGAGGAGAAAATGGGTCAAATTGGAAAGGAGGAGTATCACCAATAAATCATAAGATTAGAAATGGTATAGAATTTCGTTTGTGGCGTGAGGCAGTATTTGCCCGAGATAACTGGACTTGTCAGAAAAGTGGTATAAGGGGCGGAAAATTAAATCCTCATCATCTTCAGAATTTTGCAGAATATATTGAATTACGATTTGCCATAGATAACGGGATTACTTTTTCAGAAAAAGCCCATAAAGATTTCCACAAAAAATATGGACAAAGAAATAATACAAAAGAACAATTAGAAGAATTTTTACTTACAAAATAATGGAGATTTCAATAAAAATTAAAAATATAGATGAGATAGACAGATTCTTAAAGACTAGACCAACCAAAATGAGGGAAGAACTAAACAAAGCTGTTAAAAAGTCAGTTTTAAGTGTTGAAAGACAAACAAAGATAAACTCTCCTGTTGATACAGGGCTAATGAGAACATCAATAAATAGTAGAACATATAGAAGCGAACTATCGGGAGAAGTTATTGCCGGCGTGAGATATGCTATTCATGTTCACGAAGGAACTTATAAAATGAGAGCAAGACCATTTATGGCAAGGGCTATTAAAACAATGAAATCTAATATTCAAAGATATTTTAAAGAGGCTATTCAAAACATAATTAAAAGATGAGTGATATAGTTACAATTAAAGGTAAAATTAAGGGCATTCTTGAAGCCATTGTAGCTGACGATGGAACGAGGACTATAGTTGTTGTTTATAATTATCCTGAGAATAAGCCGACAGGATATCCCTATTGTTTTATAAATTATCTGGGTGATACTTCAGAAGTTCACAGTAATACGCAGGATTTAGTTGAATATACTTTTGAGATTAATCTTATTCAGGAGAAACTTGAGGATTTCAAAGGAAGGGCAGATGCAGAAGCGACAGCAGAAGCAAGGGCTTATTCTATTAATGAGGCATTTAGAAATGATAATGATGTAGGATTGAGCGATGTTTTAAGAGTTATGCCTGTTGAAACAATGAAAAGTTATGTGGAAAATAACACAAGAATAATGCTGAAAATTCTCCTAAAAATACAAACATTAGAAACAATAACGCTTTAAAGGTCGTTAAACTAATACTAAGTAAAAAAATGAAGATAAAATCAAATATCGCCTGCTGGACTCCACACCCCGAAACAAGTTGGTCGGTCGGGGAAATACGAGAGGTGTCCAACGAAGTAGGCAATAAGTTATTACTAAATAATAATTTCGTTAAAGTTTCTGATACTAAGCCAGAGATTGAAGACGAGAAAGAAAAAGATGAGCGACATAGGAAGAAGAGGAGCATTAGGGATCGGTCTTGAAACTGCTGGATCTGAGGGAACAACTACTGCCATTGATGCTTTTATTCCTTACCTTTCTTGCAACCTTATCGGGAAGCACACTCCGATTGCTGATGTTGCAGCAAAAGGAATGCGAGATGAACAGGGGAACGATTCAGTAGAAGGAAAAAAGTGGGGTGAAGGGTCAATTGAGGTTGTGCTTGACCCAAAAACAGCTCCTTATTGGTTTGCTCTTGCTCTTGGAAGTATAGATTCAACCTCGTCCGGTAATTTAGAGGTTCACACTATTTCAAGAAAAGCTAATAATCAGCCACTAACAGCGACCATTTATAGAAACAGGGGCGTAGATGAAATTAAGTTTCCCTATTCGGTGGTTAATACTTTAGCGCTAACTTTTGCCGATGATGTTGCCAAGATTGCGGTAGATATACTCTCAAAATACCCAACGGTTGAGGCAGACACCCCAACCTATGTAGATTTGGAGCTATTTACTTTTAAGAATGCTTATGTGGAGCTGACAAACGATAGCACGACTTCTACTCTAACAATCAGAGAGTTTACTCTGAATATAAACAACAATGCAGAAGTGAAGTATGCTCCGAATGACAATGATGTAGATAAGATTGTTTCCAAGAACTTCAATGTTAATGGGAGTATAGTAATTGACTTTGAAAGTACGACTCAGAGGAATGCTTTTAGGGATTTGACGAAACAAGCGCTTTCTGTAGTGTTCTCAAAGGCGACCCATAAAATAACTATTACCATACCGCAGTTTAGAGTAGATCCTTTAGAGATAGACACTCCTAATGATGATATTTCTCAGGAAACGATTAACTTTATCGCAGAATATGATTCTGCGACTACATCAACTATAAGTATATCTGTTGAAAATAGTGTAAGTTCGTATTAAGACTATGAATAAAATAATCAAGACCCCGAAAATGGGAGTGGAAATTGAATTAAAAGAATGGATTTCAGGAGAGGAAGGAGATAAAATTGAAGCTCCCATTACAGACGTGAAGTTCAAAATAAACGCACTTGGGCAGGGAAATGCTGACATAAACATTGGTGAAGCAATGAAAAAATCCACTGAGATAGCGGTTAATGTTGTAGTATTAAAAGTTGACAAAAAAGAAGGAGACATTTGGAAAAGGATTAGAACAATGCCAAAAGTTGACTATAAGTTTATTTTGAAAGAGGTAGAAAACATAGTGAGTGGTATAGATTTTACGAAGCCCGTCTCAAAGAAAGAAGATGGTATAGATTAGGAAAGTTATATCCTAAAATGCAGACAGTGTCTATTTGCCAAGAGATGGGCTGGACATACCAAGAATATATGGCACAACCAGTGTGGTTTATTAATTTATTAAAAGATAAATTACAGATAGATAGCGACAATATAAGAAAAATAACTAAGTGAAGATAAATGGCCGAGAAACTTCAATTTATCATAGATGCCCAGAACCGAACCGATGCTGCTTTTAAAAAAGTGAAGGGCAATGTTGATGGTCTTCAGGGCAAACTGAAAACATTAAAGCCAACCTTCCAAAAGATGGCCCTAATTGGAACTGCCGCCTTTGCAGCCATAAGTGTTGGTGTTTTTAAGGCAACTCAATCAGCGGTAGATGCCCAAGAGATATTTAATAAGTTTGATGTTGTTTTTGGTGATGTAGGCGACAAGGCAGATGAAGTTGCTAAAAACCTGAGAGACAATTGGGGTCTTGCTCAAAGTTCTGCGGAAGACCTTTTGTCTTCTACTGGTGACCTTTTAACGGGTCTCGGAATGACCGGAGATGAGGCACTAATTATGTCTGAAAAGACACAGAAAATGGCAATAGACCTTGCCTCTTTTACTAATCTTCAAGGAGGTGCGGCCAGAGCAAGTAGAATTATGACAAAAGGATTACTTGGTGAAAGAGAATCCTTAAAGGAGTTAGGTGTAGTTATTAAAGAAGAAGATATTAAAACCAGATTGGCAGCAGAAGGAAAAGAAGAGTTAGCTGGTATGGCGTTGATGCAGGCCAGAGCAGAAATTACATTACAGATGATAACTGAGCAAAGCAAAAACGCTATGGGGGACTATGCTCGGACAGCTGACTCGGTAGCTAATCAGCAAAGAGTATTGAAAGAAAGAACAAAAGAATTGTCAGAAAGTATTGGAACTGTTTTTATTCCAATAATGAAATCAATTATTGATAAGGCAATGCCTGTTGTAGAAAAATTGGGTGCTTGGATTGAAAAGAATCCAGAATTAACTAAAACTATAATTATTGTGGCAGCCGGTATTGCTGGATTGGTAGCAGTGATTGGGGGATTGGGTTTAATCTTACCAGCAATAATAACAGGAGTTGGATTATTGGGAGGTGCTATTGCTTTTATAGCTAGTCCGATAGGAATTATTACTTTACTTATAGTTGCTTTGATATTAGCCGGATATAATCTTTACAAAAATTGGGCTGAGGTATCGGAAATGTTAAAAGATACCTGGCGAGAATTGAAAGACAAAATAGTAGAGGTTTGGGATAGCATTGAAAAGTATTTTAGTGATACTTGGAAAGGAATTAAACTAATTTGGACTGATGCTATTGATGCTCTTATGAATAAAATACAGCCACTTTTAGACGCTTATGAGGCAGTAAAATCAGGGGCAAAATGGGCTGGAGAGCAGGCAGGTAAGGCAGGCGATTGGATGTATAGCAAGTTAGAAGGTCGTCAGCAAGGTGGATATATCCCTGAAACAAAACCTTATCTATTGCACAAAGGAGAAACAGTAATCCCAGCAGGAGGAGGAGCAGGAGCAATCACAGTTAATATAATGGGAGGAAACTATCTTGACAGAGAAGCAGGAGTAATGTTCGGAAGACAAATTGCCGATGAATTAAAAAGAAATATTAAAATATAATGGATATTGAATTATTAGTTGATTCTGTTGATAAAACAGCTGATATTATTGCTGATAGCTTATTGAAAGAAGATAACATAAACGAGCAAAAAGACACTTTAAGGTTTAGTATTCAGAAGTATGGGAGCACAGGATTTGTACCAGCAATAAATCAGGAAGTTATTTTAAATATAGATGCTGTTAAAGAGTTCGGTGGAGTAATAATAGAAGTAAATAAATCAATCCAGGCAGGGACAATGGTAGTTTATGATGTAGTCTGTTCTGATTATTCACAATATATCAATAGAGAATTGGTTTTGGAAAGATATGATGACAAGACAGTAGATTTTATTATCAGCGATATAGTTGGCATTTATGCGACCACCTTTGCCACGACAAGCGTTAGTTGTGCGACAGAAATAGAAACGGTGGTCTTTAACAGACTAACAATGACTGAATGTCTTGATAAGTTATCAAAGTTAGTAGGATATTCTTGGTATATTGATTACGACAAAGACATTCATTTTTTTGAAAGAACAGTAAATATAGCACCTTTTGAAATTACAGATACTAATGGAAATTACCTTCAAAACACATTAAAGATAAGAGATGATTTAAGTCAAATAAGAAACACAGTTGTTATTAGGGGGGCAGAGGAAAGAGCAATAGAGAGAACTGAATCATATATTGCTGATGGAGACCAAATAACATTTCCTTTATCAAATAAGTTTGCTGAAAAGCCGTCAATTTATGTTCAAGATGAGGAGGCAACCACCACAATAGGAGTTGATTTTCTAAGTGCGGAGGAGGATTATGATTGTTTTTGGAGTTATGGACAAAAGTATATAAGGTTCAAAGATGGCACGAAGCCGGCAGCCACAAAAAAGGTTGATGTTACAGGCATTCCTCTATTTCCAATAATAGTAAGTATCCCAGAGCCGGTGTCTATTGCCAAGTATGGGGTTTACGAACATTTTAAGGAAGATAAAAGTATTCAGAGTCGGGCAGAGGCATTAGAATATGCCCAAGCAGAACTGACCGCTTATAAAGATGGACTAATAGAGGGTAGTTTTCAGACAGACACTTCAGGGTTAAGAAGCGGACAAATTATAACAATAGATTCTGATTTATTAAACATAGATGAAACATTTTTAATACAAAGAGTCCAGTTTAGACTTCTGGCCAAAGACAAAGGACGATGGGCAGTAACTCTGGCAACAATGAGAACAGTAGGCATAATTCAGATATTACAGGACTTGATAAGATTCAGAGAGATAAGAGAGTTTGACCCTGATAATCTGCTGATATTGATTCAGTTTGATGATTCTTGCGGAGCGTTAGATGTGCTGGGCGCAATTTCAACTTCAACAACAAAATTATATGTCTGGGTTGATGATAGTGAAACACAACCTATCGTATGGTCAATGTTTACCTGGGCTGATTAAATTATGATAAAATTAAAAGACAATTGTGGAATAAAGGGAAAGTTTAGGTTTAAAACCTATAAGGCCGGAACAAAAAAGGTTCTGAGAGTATCCGATTGGAATGAGAACTTGGTTGTGCTTAATGAGGGGAGTGGAATGAACCTGCTCGCTAAGAGGCTTATAGGAGAGACGACCTACGACCTGAAGATTACTCAAGCAAAGATTGGTGATGATAATACCGCAGCGACTGATGATGATACTGATTTGGGAAATACTATTTTAGATGGAATTGTAGTAGCAACAGCCACAGAAACAGGAACAAGTCAGATAACGATTGATTTCTTTATAGCTGATGCTGAATTAGCTGAAGACGACTATGAGGAGTTTGGAATCTTCTGTGGAAACCAGCTTTTTGCGAGGAGTGTTATTTCACCGACTCATACGAAATCGGTTGGGGAAGATACAAGTGTAGAATACCAAGTTAACTTTTCAAACGTGTAGTATGTCAAAGAAAATAAGATATCCTAAAATGAGTAAAGCAAAGATGGGAAATACTTATGGTTTTAAAAAGGGACACAAGATAAATACTGGAAGAAAACATACTGTAGAACATATAAAAAAACAGCGAAAAGCAAAATTAGGAAAGCCAAGAGCTGGCAATCCTGAAAATTGGAAACATACACAAGAAACAAAAGATATTATGCGTGATATTAAAAAAGGAGGAAAACATACAGAAAGGCATAAAGAGAATCAACGTAAAGCACAAATAAAAAGATGGGAAAATCCCAAAGAAAGAAAGAAAATGAGTGAAAAAATGAAAGGAAGAAAAATAACTTGGAAAAAGAAAATAGGACAGGCAAATAGTATCGCTTTGAAAGGAAATAAACTTTCAGAAAAAACAAAAGAGAAAATAAGAAAAGGTGTAACAAAACACGGATTATCTTATACAAAAGAATACAAAAGATTTAACTGTTCAAAAAGAAGAGCTCGTTTACGAAATGCACAGGGAGATTTAACTTTTGAAAAATGGGAAGAAATAAAAAAGAAATATAACTATACTTGTTTGGCTTGTAAAAAAAGAGAACCAGAAATTATATTAAGTGTTGACCATATTATTCCTTTAATAAAAGGTGGGAAGAATAGTTGTGATAATGTTCAGCCACTTTGTATAATTTGTAATAAAATTAAATATACAAAGGTCACAGATTTTAGAAACTTAAACAATATATAATATGTCAAGAAAAACCGCACAAGTTTCAGGTGGAGATACAGGGACAGCTCCCCAATATAACTTTTTAAGAGACGAAGCAGTAGCATCTTCGTGGCTTTTAGCATACGGCACAAGCACCATTAAGGTTATGGTAAACGCAGGGCTTGCCTATATGGGTGGTTCAAAAGTTGAGTTTGCCGGAGGATATTCTCCTTTGATGACAGCACCTTCAGCAAGTTCAAGGATAGATGTTGTTAGTATGACTTCTGCTGGTGTGATAGCGGTGACAGCAGGAACAGAAACAGATAGCCCAACAGCACCAACTCCCCCAGAAGACGATATGCCTATATGTGAGATTTATCATAGGGCAGGAGAAGTAGAGATTACTGATACAGACGAATCAGCAGGAGAAGGATATATCAACAAAGACTTGAGAAAAGCTCTCCAAGTAATTCAGAATAGTACCTATGAGGATGTCACTGCTTCAAGAGCAATAGATACTATTTATCAAAACACTTCAGGTAAGACAATGATGATTTTAGTAACGGTGGCTTGTAGTAGTGGAATAAGTGCAGGAGAAGCAATAGCCAGTGCTTTAGTAGAAAACGTTTCTCCACCAACTGATATTGTTGGTCAATTTGCTAATTCACACGGAAGCGGTTATGGCACATTAAGTTGGGCGAATAAAGGTATGCTAACATTGGTAGTTCCAGATGATTACTATTATAAAATAGTAGAAACCCATAATAGTGGAGGTGGTGTTAGTTTAATAAAGTGGATTGAAATAACTCCAGGCTGGTAAATAATTTAATTCACGTGAATCTTGTGGAGTCCTTTATCCAAGATTAGCTTAGTAGTCAAGGATAGAGGATTCCACAAGAATATAAAATGAGTAGTAAAAAAATAACTCAATTAACTTCTTTAGAGACGAGTGCTGATGACGATTTGATAGCAATAGTAGATATTTCAGAGATAGATATAACTAAGCGGACTAAAAAGCAGACAAAAGTAAACCTATTAAAAGAAGTTGTTTCTTTGATTGGTGGAGAAAACCACTGGGACGATGACGGTT